TTTGTTGCTTGAATTCTTGTGAAAAAGTTCTTCGTGTTCTCTTAGACATAAAAATTCCTCCTGGTATGTTTTCTTCTAGTCTACACACCTTAATTTTTCTGTCTAGTTAATTGTAGCCTATCCATTGCTTAAAACTCACAACACGTGTGGCATTTGTGGTAAGCCTATTGATAAAACACTAAAAGCACCGCATCCTTTGAGTCCAGTAGTGGATCACATTGTACCAATCAATAAAGGTGGTCATCCATCAAGCATAGAAAACTTGCAATTGGCTCATTGGACATGCAACCGACAGAAGTCTGACAAGTTATATTCAATCAAAGATGAGGCACCGAAAGTTGTAGGGAACAGAAACCTTCCACAAAGCACTGATTGGGCTTCTTATGACGGTTGAATAATTTAGATACAATCATACCAAAAAGAAATTAAAAACTGATGCGAGTGAAAAGAGAAGGGGGGATGGGTACCCCTCCGCCTTGGCGGACGAGCTTCACGCCGTCACTGTACATTTTTTCTCACGCGACATTTTGAAAGGAGTGAAATAATGGAATTTTATGGCATTGATTACCTAAGAAATAAGCTAGCTACTCATAAAATTCGTGTTGATTTAAGGTATAGACAATATGATATGAAGAAGAATGAACCAAGCTTCGGAATCACAATTCCACCTGAAATAAGAAAAAGATATCGATCAGTTTTAGGGTGGTGTGCCAAAGGGGTGGATGCTTTGGCTGATCGTTTAGTTTTTCGTGAATTTGAACATGATGACTTTGAGGTAAACGAAATTTTTGAAGCAAATAATCCGGATGTATTTTTTGATAGCTTGGTTTTGTCATCTTTGATTGCTTCTTGTTCTTTCGTTTATATTTCAAGGGGTGAAGGAGAAATACCTAGATTACAAATAATTGAAGCTAGCAATGCAACGGGGATTATTGATCCAATTACAGGACTTCTAACCGAAGGGTATGCAGTTCTCGAAAGAGATAAAGATGGAAATCCATCTATCGAAGCATATTTTCTGCCCGGTATAACTTATTACTATTATGCTGATGAAAATATACCGGATGAACCTATCGAACATAGTTTTGATTATCCTTTATTAGTGCCGGTAATTCATCGTCCAGATGCAGTTCGGCCATTTGGTCGTTCTCGTATTACACGTTCAGGCATGTATTATCAATCGTATGCCAAACGGACGCTGGAACGTGCTGATATAACAGCGGAATTTTATTCTTTTCCACAAAAATATGTTTTAGGCACAGACCAAGATTCAGAACCGATAGACACGTGGAAAGCAACAATATCAGCGATGCTTGAATTCACAGTTGGAGAAGGTGGTACTACTCCCACTGTAGGGCAGTTCACAACCTCAAGTATGACACCTTTCACAGAACAATTAAAAACTGCAGCTGCTGGATTTGCAGGTGAAACAGGACTTACATTGGATGACTTAGGATTTGTTTCTGATAATCCATCATCGGTGGAAGCTATTAGAGCTAGTCATGAAAATTTGAGACTGGCAGGGCGTAAAGCGCAACGATCGTTAGGATCTGGAATATTGAATGTAGCATTTATTGCTGCTTGTTTACGTGATGACTACCCGTATTTTAGATATCAGTTTGCAAAAACAATTCCTAAATGGGAACCATTATTTGAAGCTGATGCCAATTCATTAACATTAATTGGAGATGGTGCGATTAAATTGAATCAAGCAATTCCGGGTTATATCAATAGTGAAACAATTAGAGATTTAACTGGAATAAAAGGTGGAGATAGGAATGCATAACGACATTGTTCCCGCATTACTTGAAAAAATAAAAAATGAATTTAGTGAGCAGACAATCAATAGTCAAAAGTTGAAGTCTGCTTTTTCTTTGCTCAGAAATCGTAAGGCCACATACAAAAATGTAAATGAGTTTGCTATTGAAATTGGAGAAATATTAGCAAATGTGTTAGGCAGCAATATCAGCATTGACATTCTTCCTGACGGTAAAATGTATTTTAATATTGCCGATCGGTTACTTAATGAAACGCTGAAAAATAATTACGATTTGATTTCGAATTTTGCTATTGATGTTCAAGAGCAATTAAACAAAGAAGCTGCAATTAAAATTAAAGGTCAGAAACCTGATTTCAATCAAGACAGGGTGAATGGACTTGTAAACAAGATATCAGCAGCAGAAGATTTCGATACTGTTAAGTGGATATTAGGAGAACCCATCGTAAATTTTAGTCAAAGCGTTGTTGACGATGTTATTAAAGCAAATGTAGATTTTCATGCGAAATCTGGTCTAAGACCAAGAATCAACAGAACCTTGGTTGGCCATGCTTGTGATTGGTGCAAAAGCTTAGCCGGATCATTTGATTATTATGATTTACCAGATGATATTTATCGAAGGCACGAAAGATGTAAATGTATAGTTGAATATAAACCGGGCGATGGTCGAAAACAAAATGTATGGTCAAAAGTTTGGGCTGATCCGCAAAAGCAACAAAAAATTCAAGCTAGAAAGAATATTAACTTGAGAAAGGATGAGTGATCGAATATCTCCCAGCGACAGGGTAATCATGTATGATCGAGATTGAAAGGGGATAGTTTATGACTACTAAAGTGAAATTTGGTAATCAACATCCTACTCAATCGGTAATTATTCCATATGATAGATCTGTATCTCAAAGAGCGATTGAAAGATATCAAAGAACTGGTCGAAATTGTTATGATTGGCAAATTAGTATGCTTGAACCTATCTTGGCCATTGATGAAGATAATTTATGGATTCATCAAAAATTTGGTTTCTCAATTCCACGAAGAAATGGTAAAACCGAAGTTATTTACATTGTTGAATTGGATGCTTTAGAAGAAGGGTTAAGCATCTTGCATACGGCTCACAGGATCAGTACGTCTCACGCTTCGTATGAACAAGTAAAAAAACTGCTTGAAGACTCTGGATATATCGAGGGAGAGGACTTCAATTCAATAAAAGCTAAAGGTCAAGAACGATTGGAGTTATACTCAACTGGCGGTGTGATCCAATTCAGAACAAGAACATCTAGTGGTGGGCTTGGAGAAGGGTTTGATTTACTTGTAATAGATGAAGCTCAAGAATACACCACTGAGCAAGAATCAGCTTTGAAGTATACCGTTACAGACAGTCAAAATCCTATGACGATTATGTGTGGTACGCCACCAACGCCGGTTTCGAGTGGTACTGTTTTTACAGGTTATCGTGATACTACGCTATTTGGTAAATCGAAGTATTCTGGTTGGGCAGAATGGTCAGTTGAGGATATGAAAGATATCCATGATGTCGAGGCTTGGTACCATTCCAATCCTTCATTAGGTTATCATTTGACTGAAAGAAAGATTGAAGCAGAACTTGGCGATGACAAACTCGATCACAACGTACAGCGTTTGGGGTACTGGCCTAAGTACAATCAAAAATCGGCTATTTCTGCTAGTGATTGGTCAAGGTTAAAAGTAGTAGCTCTGCCTGTATTGAAAGGTCCGCTGTATGTTGGTATCAAGTATGGGAATGATGGCCAGAATGTTGCAATGAGTATTGCGGTTAAAACTTTATCGGGAAAAATATTCGTTGAAACAATTGATTGTGTATCTGTAAGGAATGGCAATCAATGGATCATTAATTTCTTGAAAAAAGCTAACGTAAATGCAGTGGTTATTGACGGTGCCGGCGGTCAAAATATCCTAACTAAAGAAATGGAAGAGTTTAAACTCAAAGCGCCGATCCTTCCAAAAGTATCAGAAATCATTACTGCCAATTCATTATGGGAACAAGGAATATTCCAACAAACAATTTGCCACAAAGATCAACCTTCTCTAAGTTCAGTAGTAACGAACAGTGAGAAGCGCAATATCGGTAGCAATGGTGGATTTGGTTATAAATCGCAATTTGAAGATAGAGATATCTGTTTAATGGATAGTGCGCTATTAGCGCATTGGGCTTGTAATATTAAGAAGCCCAAGAAAAAACAACAAAAAAGGTATTAGACGACTATTTAGCGGTAGTCGTTTTTTAATACGAAAAATTACCGAACTGCCGGGCAAGCAGGAGAAAGGAAGTTTGTATTATGACATTCAAAGCAATTGAAACACAAGAGGAACTGGACCGAATTATTCAGGAGAGATTGAGTCGTGAAAAAGGAAAGTTCGCTGATTACGATGAGATCAAAACACGTAATGCTGCATTAGAAACAGAAGTAGATGCTTTGAAATCCACAATCGAAGAAACAAACAATGCTGCTAAGACTCATGAGCAAACAATAGCTGATCTTAATAAACAAATCGCTGAGAAAGAAACAGTGAATTTGCGTACAAGAATTGCATTACAAAATGGATTACCTATTGATTTAGCGGATCGTTTAATCGGTTCAGATGAAGAAAGTATCAAGGCTGATGCAGAACGGTTAGCTGGTTTAGTAAGTAAGAAACAAACACCGCCACCTTTGAAAAATACTGAAAATAATTTAGGAGAAGGTAAAGATGGTGCATATAAAAAATTAATCCAAGGATTAACACAAGAAGGAGAATAATATTATGCCAACATTATCAAGAGGAAATTTATTTGATCCAGAACTAGTTACTGATTTAATCAACAAAGTAAAAGGGAAAAGCTCATTGGCTATTTTGTCTCAACAAGAAGCGATCCCCTTTGATGGTACAACGCAATTTGTTTTCTCAATGGATTCAGAAATTGACATTGTGGCAGAAAATGGCAAGAAATCACATGGTGGTATTTCTTTAGCGCCAATCAAGATGGTACCTATTAAAGTCGAATATGGCGCTCGTGTTTCAGATGAGTTCATGTATTCTTCTGATGAAAAGAAGATTGAAGTTATTAAGGGGTTCAATGAAGGTTATGCTAAAAAACTAGCACGTGGTGTTGACCTGATGGCTTTCCATGGTATCAACCCAAGAACAGGAGCAGCCTCAACTGTTATTGGTACAAATCATTTTGACAGCAAAGTAACTCAAACGGTGGAATTTAATGCTTCTGATCCAGATACCAATATTGAAGCAGCTGTTTCTTTAATTCAAGGTTCAGAAGGAATTGTTACAGGGCTTGCTGCAGACCCTCAATTTTCAGCAGCTTTAGCAAATATGAGAACAGGTGGAGATACCAACATCCGCTTATTCCCTGAACTTGCTTGGGGTGCTAATCCAGGATCAATTAATGGATTGAAAGCGGATATCAATAATACTGTTTCAGCCAGCTCAAATGATGTGGCAATTATTGGAGATTTTGCGAATTACTTCCAATGGGGATTTGCAAAAGAGATTCCTTTAGAAGTTATTGAGTATGGTGATCCAGATAATTCGGGAAATGATTTGAAAGGGTACAATCAAGTATATTTACGATCTGAAACATATTTAGGTTGGGGAATTATGGATCCTAGTAGTTTTGCTCGTGTGATTAAACCAGCAGGAGGCGGAGAATAATGAAATATAAAAACACAAAAACAGGGGTTACTTTTAGTAGCCCTTGCGTTGTTTCTGGCGGTGATTGGATCTTGCTGAAAGATGATCCCAAATTTGATGAAGAACCAAAAACATTGAATGAAGAAGAAATTGAAAATACTGCTGATGATGCTGAAACATCAGCTGCTGCCCCAGAACAACAAGCCGATGAAAAAGATGAACTAGTGGCTGGATTAGAAGGCATTACTAAAAAGCAAATCATGCAGGAATTAGATGCATTTGGCATCAAGTATAACCCTAGCTCTAAAAAGCAAGAATTGTACGATTTGATGATGCAAGGGAAGTGAGTTCATGGCAGCCTTTGCAACTATTGATGATTTGTCAAACCTATGGCGTGCCCTTAAGCCAGAAGAAACTACACGTGCTACTGAATTACTTGATGTCGTTTCTGATTCTTTACGAATGGAAGCTGATAAGGTAGGTAAAGATTTGGACAATATGATTAGTATGAAACCAGATTACTTTTTGAATGTTGTTAAATCGGTAACTGTTGATGTTGTAGCTAGAACATTAATGACATCAACTGATCAGGAGCCTATGACCCAGTATGCAGAAGGGGCATTGGGTTATTCCGTTTCTGGATCTTATCTTGTCCCCGGAGGCGGTTTATTTATTAAGAATAGCGAATTAAGCCGCCTTGGCTTAAGACGGCAGCGGATGGGAGTGATCGAACCTTATGGCACTTTTGAAAGGCATAACAATTCAATTGGTGGGTTTGACCAAGACGGGAACTGATCCATTCGGGAATCCAATCTACGAAGAAACAGATATTGATGTTGAAAATGTCTTGGTCAGCCCTACTTCAACTGATGATATTGTCAATCAACTTACTTTAACGGGCAAAAAAGCTGTATATACGTTGGCAATCCCTAAAGGAGATACTAATGATTGGGAAGACAAGGAAGTAAAATTCTTTGGCAAACGCTGGCGTACCTTTGGTTTTCCTATCGAGGGTATCGAAGATTTAATTCCACTTGATTGGAATAAGAAAGTGATGGTGGAGCGCTATGGCTAATTTAAAATTTAAATTGAATCGTAGTGGTGTTGCTAGTTTGATGAAATCAGTTGCAATGCAATCTGTTCTTGAAAAAAAGGCAACTTCTGTGCGTAATCGTGCAGGGGAAGGATATAAACAAGATACGTTTGTTGGAAAGACCAGGGCGAATGCGATGGTTTATGCTGATACATATCAAGCGAAAAAGGACAACATGAAAAATAATACGTTGCTGAAGGCGGTGAGATAAATGATCGAGATTGTGATCAAGAATTTTCTGGATAGCCATTTGTCTGTGCCGTCTTTCTTAGAAAAGCAAGGAGAGATGCCAGAAAGCTACGTTCTTTTTGAAAAGACTGGTAGTGGAGAAAATAATCAAATTTCTTCTTCAACGTATGCATTTCAAAGCTATGCACCAACATTATATAAATCAGCTGTGTTGAATGCTGAATTGAAGGCAGTTTTAAAAGAATTGATCACACTTGATGAAATTAGCAGAATCAAGTTGAACAGTGATTATAACTATACGGATACAACTACGAAAGAATACCGATATCAAGCTGTTTTTGATATCACTCATTATTAGGAGGTAATAAAATGTCAGATGCAAAAAATGTATCAACAGCTAAACCTAAGGTAGGTGGAGCTATTTATTCGGCACCATTGGGAACAACAGTACCCACGAATGCTAAACAAGAATTGAATGCTGCTTTCAAACCTTTGGGTTACATTTCAGAAGACGGTATGACTAACTCAAATACTCCATCAAATGAAAATATTAAAGCTTGGGGAGGGGATACTGTTGCTTCGGTACAAACCGAAAAAGAAGACACTTTTACGTATACGTTGATTGAAGCAACAAACGTTGAGGTGCTTAAAGAAGTCTATGGATCAACAAACGTATCCGGTACTTTGGCCACTGGAATTACGATCAAAGCTAATTCGAAAGAATTAGAAGAACATGCGATTGTTGTTGATATGATTCTAAAAGGCGGCAACCTGAAAAGAATCGTTATTCCTAATGCGAAAGTATCTGAAATTGGAGAAATTAATTATACAGATGCGGATGCAGTAGGGTATGAAACAACTATTACGGCTGTTCCGTCAGATGAAGAAGGTAATACTCACTTCGAGTATATCCAAAGTCCTACTACATCAGGAGGAGAAACAGAATGATTGAAGGCAAAACAGATTCTGGATTTGTATACTCCATTGAAAAAAAGCGATTGGATAACTACGAACTTTTAGAAGTAATTACTGAAGTTGACGAAAATCCAACACTTATTCCCAAGGCCTTAAAGCTTTTGCTTGGACAAGAGCAAGCTAGTGCATTAAAAGAGCATGTACGTGATGAAGATGGTATTGTTCCAGCTGAAAAGATGGTAGAAGAATTGGGGAATATTTTTCAAAACCAAGCACAAACAAAAAACTCTTAATCCTCGCTGGAATGATTAGTGTAGATGAAGATGCACTAGTTTGTGATTTGGCTGAAACTTATCAAATTTATGATTATAAACAGCTGCCTGCTTCTATGGTGGCTGTTTTTTCTTGCGGATTGAGAGAAACGTCCAGAATAAAAATGAAGCTAAGCGGACAAAAAATCCCTCTAGACACCATCCTTTTGGCAGGGATTAGTGATAATTTAAGACTTTTACTATGGACGAAAACTAAAGATGGACAAAAAAATGTAAATCGACCTGAGTCAATATTGCATAAATTATCCGAAAATAATCCACGTGAGAAAGAAGAAATCATATTTGATTCTGGTGAGGATTTTGAAAAAATGAGACAGCAACTTTTAGGAAACACGATCCATGGAGGTGAGTAAATGGCTATTGAGTTGGGAAGTGCGTACGTGCAAATTATGCCTTCTGCCAAAGGGATTAGTGGGTCAATTCAAAAACAACTTGATCCAGAAGCAGCTGTTGCAGGAGAAAGTGCCGGATTGAAGATTGGCACAGGAATTAAAGTAGCAGCAGCTGCGGCAGTTGCTGCAGCTGGTGTGGCATTAGGAAAAATAATATCATCTTCACTTTCAGAAGGTGCAAATTTACAACAATCATTAGGTGGTATAGAAACACTTTTTAAAGGTAGTGCAGATAAAGTTAAGAAGTATGCTGATGAGGCATATAAAACTGCTGGATTATCAGCAAATGATTATATGGAAAATGTCACAAGTTTCAGTGCGAGTTTATTGCAATCCATGGGTGGTGATACTGAAAAGGCAGCTGACAAAGCAAATATGGCAATGGTTGATATGTCTGATAATGCCAATAAGATGGGGACGAATATGGGCGATATTCAGAACGCCTACCAAGGTTTTGCCAAACAAAACTATACTATGTTGGATAACTTGAAACTCGGATATGGCGGAACAAAAACGGAAATGGAACGACTTCTTGCCGATGCTACTAAGTTGACAGGTGTTAAATACGACATCAACAATTTGAGTGATGTCTATAGTGCGATTCATGCAGTTCAAGAAGAACTAGGTATTACTGGAACAACAGCTAAAGAAGCTGCTGAAACATTTAGTGGATCGTTCACATCTATGAAATCCGCCTTTTCAGATGTGCTTGGTAATTTATCAATAGGAAGAGATATTGAACCCTCGCTGAAAGCTTTAGCACAGACTACATCAACATTTTTATTTGATAATTTTATTCCGATGGTTGGAAACATTCTAAAGGGATTGCCAGTAGTGTTTTCTACATTGTTTCAAGAAGCAGGTCCGAAATTCTTGGCAGGTGGTAAAGAATTGTTGAGCCAATTAGGAATCGGAATCGGGAGCGGCATGTCATCCTTATTGCCCAACATCCAAAAAACAATAGACCCTATAATCCAAGCATTTAGAACAGCTTTTGGTCAGCTACCCCAGTTGTTTCAAACTGTTGTGTCAGCAATAACTCCGATTATCAGTACAATTGCTACTGCATTTACTAAACTTGATTTTACTGGATTACAGGCTTTAATTTCTGCAATTATCCCAGCAATTACAAATGCTTTTAGTACAATGATGAGCATTGTCAGTCCTGCAATCGATATGGTAGTAAATTCTTTTGTGAAAATGTGGAATGCAGCTCAACCGTTGATAGCAGTTCTTGCGGATGCACTAATGCCAGTTTTACAAGTGATTGGGGCATTTCTCGGAGGTGTATTTAAAGGAATTCTGATTGGAGTATCTGCCACATTCGATACTATAACTACTGCTATAGGATTTTTGACACCAGTAATCTCGTTTTTGGTAGATGCTTTTAAGGCATGTGTGCCGGCGTTGACCCAAGTTGCAGAATGGGTTGGGACAGTTATTGGCTACTTTGCAAATCTTGGGGGTGCAGGAACCTCTCTCAAGTCAATCTTGACTAGTTCTTGGAATAATATAAAAGCGATTATCTCGACTGTTGGGAAAAGTATAGGTTCTGTAATTACTTCAATAAGATCGTTCTTCACGAGTGCAGGGTCATCAGGGAATGTTTTGAAAAGTATGCTTAGTGCTGCATGGAATGGGATTAAAGCAGTAGTTTCATCTGTGGGAAATGTCATTGGAAGTGTGGTCAGCAGGATTCGTTCATTTTTCAGTGGGATGAGTAGTGCTGGTAATGCGATGAAATCTGGAGTATCAGGAGCTTGGAATGGTATGAGGAGCGCCATATCTGGTGTAGCTTCAAGCATTAGTGGGATAGTAAATAATGTAAAAAATATATTTAATAGCCTTAAAAATATCAGTTTGAGTGGAGCAGGTAGGGCTATCATGAATGGGTTCCTTGGGGGATTACAGTCAGCATGGGGAGCAGTTAAAAACTTTGTAGGAGGTATTGCGGATTGGATCAAAAAGAATAAAGGTCCAATCAGTTACGATAAAAAATTATTGATACCTGCTGGGAAAGCAATTATGAGTGGTTTTAATAATAGCTTGAAAGAAAACTTTAAGAACGTGCAAAAAAACGTTTCAGGTATGGCCGAAAAAATCAGTAATGAGTTTAGTCCATCAGGTCAGATGGTTCTTGAAGCAAGCAGAATAAGTAATTCAATAGCGGCAAGTCAATTAGCCAGTACAGCATATACACCTGAATTAGCAGGAAGTTCTTCTACAGATGGAAGCGTGTTTGAAATACCTGTGACAGTTGAAATAGAAGGCAGAAAAATGGGG